GCCATATATAAACTGGAAAGGCAAACAGTATCACGTCACGATGCTCGATCAAGGTTGGGTGTGTGACTGTCCTGGTTTTAATTTCTATAATAAGTGTAAGCACATTACACAAGTGCACGAAAAGGTGATAGCAGAATGATTATTCAGAACGCGGTAACATGTTTAGGTTGTGGAGACTTTATTTTCTCGAAACATCGACACGATTTTGTCACATGCACATGTGGTGCCATTTCTGTCGATGGTGGCCAAGATTATCTTCGGCGTGTAGGTGACTTTACAAATGCGACTGATCACTCATGGTCTTTAGACAGCGACTTGTATTTTGATTGCGCACAAGCTGTGACCGACGCTCTCGATACAGGGAGAAACAATATTGGCGTTGCAAATGCTGTATTGCGTAAACTTCGTGAAGCTGGTCGTATTGTTGCCGATCACGAGCAGCGTATCTTTGCCGAGAATAAGAATCTCGACGAGATCATGGTTGAAGAAGAAGATGGCACGTTTAATCGTTACAAGAAGGTGATTGATAATGTCTGAACAAGAATGGAAGAAACTACCACTACCAACTGAATCTCCTTTGATTTCAGGTAAACGATATCGAGGCGGCAAGGTAACATGGTCGAGTGGCAAGACTGCCTACTATTGGGTAGAGTATCATTTTTAAAGGAAAAATTAATATGAGTAAGTATACGATTGATTTAACTTATGAAATAACTGATCAGATTGTTGTCGATCAGTTGCGTAATACATGGGAAACTCTGAAGTTAGACATCGGTGCTAATAACCATGTGTTTGTATGGGGTGATCAGGAAGCTGATGATGTTGAGATCCAAAAACATATCGATGCTCTTGAGCTGATATTGAAATGGTACTCGACTCCTGATCAGTTGAAAGAAATGGGATTGAAAGACGATGCCTAAGTATCTCGTAGAAACAATCGACTTCTTTCGCATGCGATACGTCGTTGAATGTGAGAGTGCAGATGATGCCAAAGATATTGTGACTTTCAAAGAGGCTGAAGAGTTTAGTCAGTTACATCTTGACGAGACAATCACTTCTACTCGTGTGATTGATGATGCAGAATATCTTCGGTTGTTCGACGAGGACAATGATTATCTTCGTGAATGGTCAGACGAACAGAAATTTAAATACGTACATAAGGTAGAAGATAATGGAACAGAATAAAGTATATACGATCAAGCTGATGTCAGGCGAAGAGCTCATCGCTCGTGTCAAGCAAGAAGATGGTGTCACCGAGCTTATCAAGCCTCGTACAGTTGGTATGGGACCTCAAGGTTTTGCGATGATGCCATGGATGATGTCGGCTCCTGATAATAACGTTGTCATTTCTGATACTGTCATTGTTGGTGCGACTGAAACTAGTCAGCAAGTAGCAACACAATATCTGAAGCAAGTGACAGGAATTCAAGTGTAATGTTAGAATGTTTGATTATGGGCGATTCAATCGCTGTTGGAACGAAGATGTTTGCGCCAAAAGAATGCGTATCATATTCGAAAGGCGGTTGGAATACTTGGCAATGGAATAAGAAGTGGGGTAATACTCCGCTTGAAGCCAAGACAATTGTGATCAGTCTCGGAACAAACGATCATAGTGGCGTAAATACGAAAAAAGAGTTGACAAAAATTAGAACTCGTGTTAAGGTAGGCAATGTAGTATGGATTATGCCTCCTTGTAACAAAGATTTTTGCAAGCCTGGAATTAATGCCGTTGTGAAGAGCATTGCTGTTAGTTACGGAGATCGTATCATCTCTACTTCGTATGTTCAACCTGATAATATCCACCCTTCATGGCGTGGTTACAAGGACTTGGTAAAGAAAGCCGGACTATGAATCTTTTTATTCTCGACAGTGATCCAGTCAAGGCAGCTCAGCTGCAATGCGACAAGCATGTTGTAAAGATGATTGTCGAGAGTGCTCAGATGCTTTCAACAGTTCATCGTATGCTTGACGGTGAACAGTGTCGTATACCTTCAAAGTCTGGTAAGACAATGTCCAAGGCATGGACTCTTCCTGACGAACGAGAAAATACGTTCTATCGGGCTGTGCACATGCACCATCCTTGCACCATATGGACTGCACAAAGTAATAACAACTACACTTGGCACTGGATTCACTTCGCTGCCCTTTGTGACGAGTACACGTATCGCTATGGCAAGATTCATAGCACTGATACATTGCTTCGCGAAGCTTTGAAGCAATTGCCTCGTAACATTCCAGTCGGTTACAAGACTTCTCAGCCGTTGGCGATGAAGGCTAATCCTGAGTGTATCGACTATAGCGACATCGTAGGATCTTATCGTAAGTTCTATCAGACGAAGCAAGAGCGATTCAAGATGGCATGGACAAAACGTCCAGTGCCCGAATGGTTTGCAATCGCAGCGTAACACATAAATATACTTAATATGACAGGCACCGCTGCACAGAAATGTGTACGTGCCTGTTTTCTTTTGTCTATAAATAGATGAAAGGAGTTTTTATGAGTGCAGCATCTGACAAATATGAAAAAGACGTAGCTGATTATATCAAATCTTTAGGTATTTTAGCCGAACGGCCGCCTGTTGGTGTAAAATATCCAGATATTAAAGTAACTCATAAAGGTGTTGCAACCTGGATTGAAGTTAAAATGAATCATACTGACAATCTTGGAAACACTCGAGTTTCTTACAATGCTGGTGAATGGGATGCTGCTAAACCTTTAGATCCAGTAAAAAACTTTGCTATAAAATACTTATCAGAAAACCAAAAAACAAAACAATTTTTAAAAGATATTGCTAAGTTTGCTGCTAAAGATTGGGAGAATATGATTCTACCATCTACAAAAGGTCCTTTGAGTGATCCTAAAGCTGTTCCATATGAAACTGTAAAAGCTTATTTTAAAACAAGATCCCAGTACATTCTTACTGTGACAGGAGTAGATCTCGGCAAATTGGTTACAGCGCATTATCTAGAAGCTAAAGCGGAACCCGCTGAATATATGCAAGCAGGCGACGACTTCTATATGATTGGTACATCAAATCCTCTTAAACTACCAAGTGATATTCCAGTTCTTGGAGCCAATGGAAGTTGTAAGGGTGATTTTAAAATGAGAATCGGTGTTAGAAGTAGCGGTTCGGCATTCTATGAGATTCAACCAGAAATCAAAATTACAAATATGCCAAAGAGTCTATACTCCTTAAAACCGGGCACAACAAAAAAGAACCCGTTTTTAAAATAAGCATGTACATTTTATCAAAACTATAGTAGAGTAAACTATGATAAAGAAACGATTCAAAGAGTTTGTTGGTTCAGGTACGCTTACGATATTTGATATCGATGAGACGCTCTTCCATACGTATGCCAAGGTTGCTGTTGTGAAAGACGGTAAGACCGTTCGAATGCTCGACAACCAAGAATTCAACACTTACAAACGTAAGAAGGGTGAAACCTACGACTTCGGAGAGTTTGCTAACGCAGAGGTATTCCGCAAGTCATCGAAGCCAATCACTCGAATGGTCGCTAAAACAAAAGCTATCTTTGCTAACTCGAAAAAAAATCCTCATAGTCGAGTGATTATCTGTACAGCGCGTGCTGACTTCGATAATAAAGATATCTTCCTTCAGACGTTTAGAGATCATGGTCTACCTATCGATAATATCCACGTCGAACGTGCTGGTAACCTGAAGATCGACTCTTCGGCAGAAGCCAAGAAGATCATCTTTCGCAAGTATATAAATACAAAGAACTACGTAAAGCTTCGGTTGTTTGATGATGCTCCTAGCAATCTTCAGGCATTTCTTTCGTTGAAGAAAGAGTTTCCTGATATTACGTTCGAAGCTTTCTTTGTAAATCCTGACGGATCGGTAAAAACAGTACGATGACAAGTTTTAAAAATTTCCTTGCAGAAGAGCTTGATGAAAGCAAACTGAAGCATCTTGAGCATGCCGAAGATCATGTGATCAATGCTGGTCACGAAGGCTTTTCTCATGCTTACCATAATCTGAAAGATGTGCATGACAAGCTTATAGGTAAGAAGAACGATACCAAAGTAACCATGAAGTATGATGGTTCTCCTTCTGTGGTATTCGGTCGTCATCCTCAAACTGGCCGATTCTTTGTCGCATCAAAGTCTGCATTTAACAAGAATCCAAAGATCAATTATACAGAAGAAGATATTCAAAAAAATCATGGTCACGCTCCAGGTTTGGTAGAAAAACTGAAAGCAGCTTTGCAGCATCTTCCGAAAGTCACACCGAAGAAGGGTGTTTTCCAAGGTGATATTATGCATACACCTAATGATGTGCATGAATCTGACGGGAAAGTGCACTTCACTCCGAATACTATTACATATTCTGCCGCAAAGGCTTCAGCTCAAGGTAAAGCCGCTCTGAACTCTAAGATCGGAGTTGCCGTTCATACCAAATATAATGGTAATAACCTCGAAGACATGCAAGCAGAACACGGTGCTGAACTCAATGATTTTGGATTGCATAAAGATGTGCATTTGATTTCTACTGCACATCGCCTTGATAATATCAAGTATACTCCTCAGAATCGTGAAAAATTTGCGAAGGCGATGTCTGCAGCCGCAGCAGTCAATAAGAAAACAAAGCCTGAAACATATGAAGCGATCAAAGGCCATGAGATTCCTTTGAAGACTTATATCAATCATACTGTTCGTACTGGCACAAAACCGAATGTAGAAGGTTTTATGAATCACTACATGAAGTCGCATCAGAAAAAAGTTGACAGTGTAAAAACTGACAAATCAAAAGCAGCGAAGACAGCTGAGATGGAAACTGCAATTGGTCACGTTCAACGTAATCGTGCGCACTTTGAAAATGTGTTAAATCAACATAAGGCACTGCAGAAGGCCAAGAATGTATTAACGAATACGCTTTCTAGCAATTCAGAATTTGATCATAGCATTAATGGAAAGAAAGCAAAGCCTGAAGGTTTTGTGGTAGTCAGACACAATCGTCCTACTAAGTTTGTTGATCGTGCTGAGTTCTCGGCAGCCAATTTTAATAGGGATAAAACAGTATGAAGTCCATTCATATTACACAAGGAAGATTTAATCCTGTTCATGCTGGACATGCCATGGTTGTAAAGCATGTCATGGATTCTGCCAAAGCTGAAGGCGCTGATCACAAGATCTTGACGACTGGATCTCATGATGCCAAGAAGAATCCTCTGACACCAGAACAGAAGGTGAAACATCTTTCTCGTGCTGTGAAGGGTGCACACGTCGAAGCAATGACAAAAGAACATCCGACTCTGCTCCATCAGATGTCAAAGCTACATAAGGCTGGTTATACGCATGTGACGATGCATGTCGGATCAGATCGTGTCAATGAATTCCATAAGCTTCTACATCAGTATAATGGCAAAGATCTGAAGCACGGTCACTACAATTTTAAGAGCATTAAAGTGAAGTCAGTCGGAGGTGAACGTAAAGAAGGCGGAGGCGGAATTGAGTCTGCTTCTGGTACTGCGATGCGTAAACATGTGACAGCTGGTGACAAAGAATCATTTCATAAGATGGCTCCATCTGGTATGAGCAAAGCACATAAAGACGAGTTATACCACG